TGAGGCACCTGATAACCCTGTGCCTCCCTGTGGACGTGGGATTACGCTCCCATGAGTTCGTTGAAAGCAGCATCAACAGAAGAAACTGTGTCAGTTGAAGGAGGGGTGGTTGTAGAATCAGCCTCCTCGCTGGTGCTTTCGTCGCCAAGAAGGAAGGCGTCCAATAGGGTACCTACGTCTTCTGGCGTCTTACGCTCAAAGAGCGTGTCGAAGTCGGGAATGCTTTCAAGCAGTTCCGCGCAACGTTCGTCGCCGCCGACTGCATCATCACATAACACAGAAGACCGACGACGCGGGGTAAGCTTCGTTTGAGGGAAGCTAGCGCCCTGCGGTTTACCATAATGAAGGACGAGATCTGTTCCCGTTTCAGTATCGGTAATATCTCCATATTCAGGATTGAGAACAAGATTGAGCAATTGCTCATATACCATCTTGCCATATCCCCAAATACGGACACCCCTTTCTTCTTCACCCCGCACAAGAACGGGCGAGAAGAACCGCTGACGAGCCATAAGAGACTTCGCCATCTTGATACTTTCTTCGGTGCCTTCGTTAAAAAGCTTCCGAACAAAATCATCCAGCGGATCACCTTCACCGAAGTTCTTCTTCGGGCTTAGGAAACCAGGATTATTGCCCACATTATAGTGGAACCAGAAATCCTTAAAGGGATCTCCATCAGCAGTGGGAACAATACGAATACATTGTTCGCCGTCTTGTGGACGCCAGAATGTATCACGATTGCCTCCTCTACTATCTAATGCAGCCTTGCGCTGCTTCATTTTATCAATATTAATTGCCATTTTTTATTTCTCCTTATTTGTGGCTTTTGCCTTGAGTTAAGACGACAAATGTTTCGTCTTACTAAGATATAATATAACATAATCTCATAGTGTTGTCAAGAGATTAATCAAAATTAATCAAAAAAACTGTGATCGACCGGAATAGTAAGAATAAAGCCGCCTGCTTGTTCACACTGGCAAGTGCCCTCATATTCAAATCCTGAAAAGTCCGCACCCAAGACGGAACATGCCACCTCACAATGACCAACTATTCTTCCAAATTCAAAACCTTCGTTGTATGTAATGGTGGCGAGAACCGTCCCAACTGCTGCGAAAAGAAGCATGATAGCGGCTCGTTTCCAATAGTTTTTTATAAAATTGATTATTTTCTTTAACATATTATCTTTTTAATTATTCGTCTGATTTGTGTTGGCTACGACATAGCCATAATTCTGTTCATACGACGTAGAGTGAACTTGAAATGCTGCCCTGATATCTTTATCGCTATTTTTATTGATATTCTCGGTTAGTCGCCGTAGTAGCTTACCATCAGTCTCTAACGTATTTGAGTTGATAGCATAATAATAACTCTTTTCGGAGATATTGTCAAGGGAAAAAAATAATTTTTCTTCTCCGCTGTCTATATCGACAACACCAATCGTGCTCACCGTTGCTGTTTCTTTAGGTTCAAAAGCTGTCTTGTGAACTGGTGTGTGGTGATTATATACATTCACCATGTGAATTGCCGATACCATTAAATCGTTTAATTTATCGTAATAACCAATAATGGGAACATCCCCCAAGATTGCTTCAAGTTTTGTATTGTCAACCAAATAAATGCGGTTAAGGACATGAGATCGAGCATATTCTTGTAAAACGTTTCGCACCAATCTTTCTTGAAAAGTATTTGTTTCACCCAAAAACTCAACATCAGGCTTGATATAGAGAATATTCAAATTTTTATGAGATAATTGTTGTAAAATTCCCAGCGAGGCAGCAGACGTATATCCAGCACCAGAAACCACAAATAAAATATCGTCCGTTGCATCTTTAAAAAATGCCTTTAGAGAGGGAATGTTTTTTTCATATTTTTCAGGATGATCGTAGCGTTTAAGGAGGTATACTCTTTCCTCACTGTTGTCTATGCTTTCACTATCAATCTTAAACACTTTATATTGAGGATGCTGGGAAAACTTTTCTGCTATGGCACACCCAGCCTTTCCAAGACCGATTATTGTATCCATTCTATCCCCTGCATCGCGCCATATGATTTTCCAGCACTTACATTAACCTTAAACTTACCAAAAGGAGTTTGAGAAAAAATATTAATTAACTCTCCAATAATCTCGCGGTCACAATCATCATAGTCTATGATAATACTATCATGAAGTGTGAAGGAAATAAAGGATTTTTTGCCCTTTAGTTTGTTTGCAATGTTGAATGCCCTGGATAGCACCAGATCACTTGTGGTGCTCTGTATTAAATAGTTTAGTGCGTGATGTTTGTCCGCTTCAATTGTCCTATCAAAGTAAGTGGTCACTTGCTGTCCATTAAAGTATTTTTTTATAACTTCATCTCGGTTATAATATCGATTCGACAAATAGTCCTTGGATTTTGGATTATATAGCCAAGCAAAAATACGCTTTTTTGCTTCCTCACGGGTACCAATGCCGCGATAGATATTATCAATATTCCACTGGTGGATGTCATCTTGTGGCTGTTCTTTCCCGCTTAATCCGAGAAGAACGCGAAGTTCGGCAGCATTATAATCAAGCTCGACAAAGTAATCATTGGTAGGTTTCAAAATAGATCTGTAATCAGCGTCTAAAGTTAGTATTGGAAAGCCTCCTTTATAAGTTGTCATTCTGCCGGTCTTTGTGCCGTAAATATTGTATGAAATATATGGTTTAATGTGCTTGCTTTTTTTTAAAAAATTTCTGGTCTTGAAGTGGTGGCTTTCTCTGGCGATTTCCGCATAGTCGATGTTTAGCTTTTGCTGCCTGATGTTATATGTAAATTCTGCCAGCTTTCTCAGGAAGTCATAGTTCTCTGGAGTGTCATATGTTTTTATAATATGCTCAGTAATTTTATTCTTCATCTCACAATGCTCAAGAAGAAATCGCTGCGGGACAAGATCGTAGAAACAGTGCCTTTCAAGAGAGATTTTTGCTGTCGAAAACGACTTGTAGAATGCTCTCATACGAGCGTTAATTGCCTCCCAACGATGTCTTAGAAAATCAGGACATACCTCATTCAATGATTTACCCCCGACGAACAGGGAGGCAATCAAAGTGCTATTTTGAGCGAAAACAGGGTTATAATTCCAAGTTGCACTTACAGCGCCGAAGTCAAATTCTTCGCAATTATAAAGTAATTTACCATCGTGGTAAATACCAACACAATGTTGTTTATCATCTAATGCTTGAGCAAGCAAGATTCACCTATTAATATCCGCTGGTACCACCGGAGTTTCCACCAGAACTGCCTCCACCGTTGGATGGCGAAGCTGAAGTTGGCGTAGCGGTGGTGCGGGAGGATGTTTTTTTAGTATCTTCATAATTCGCCAATGCCAAATCTCTTGAAGGGTAGCGATAAAAATTGAACTTATCTCCAATATAACCGATAGCAGTCTTAAAGTCAACACTTTTCTTTAAATCTTTTGCATTTTTTATTGTTTTATCTAACTGGTTCTCATTTAGCGGATTTCCTAATTCATAATTTAAAAACTCGGCATATAGTGGAAGCCAAAAATCTTGATTGTATTTTGTTGCCAAGTCATTGTCCGATAAAAAGCTTCTTTGAAATAATCCTGTTTTCGAAATACAGTTACGATAGGACTTGGGTTGAAGTGGCGGCTCGTTGCTAAGCGGGAACTCTCCTGTTACAAGGATATATTTATGTGCGAATCGAGTGCCGCGCATACTGGTTTCCGATAGAACGGGGAAGCCCGCGACATAATTATTATAAAATTGCATTAGATATACACTGATAATGTCATAATCGTAGTCCGTTGCCTTATAATACATCGATTCGAATAGCGTGTCAACATCAAGATTATAACTTGCCATATAATTCTGCATTTTTGGGGAGCCTAGATCAGCTATAATTCTGCCAGGATATTCTTTGTCTGCCATAAAACCAAATTTGTTAAGAGCATGCATATAAAACTTAAAATTTGAACTTTCTATATATGTAAAGTTTTTTGAAGCATCATCGGAATAATCTAGTGTAGGAGTTATTTCTATAATAAGCCCAGAAATGTTTCGAGGACACTTAGAGGATAAAATATAAGAGGAACGACTTAGAGCAAGTTTGCTGCCCTTCGTGCTGTAAAGATGTTTAATCGATTTCATATATTGATCGAAATTCTTTGGCTTTGCATATTGCAACCCTTTTCCCTCACTTGGTTTTTCGAGATGAGACGTTACCAATACTTTATATAATGATTTAATATAAGTGGAATATCCAGTATGCACGCTTTGCCAGCCCTTAACTGGATTAATCGCTTGGACTGTATCCGAGTCTTGAACCAATATTCCGAGGCGGCGTGCTTTATTAAAATAATCCTGAAGTCCATGAAAAGCATCGGCAACAAAATTCATTACATAAACTGTATCGGCAGCAGAATCGGTGTTCTTGCGTAGAGGGGCGAGATGCGACTCAGAAGGATATACAACATTTCCTTTGCGATCTACTTTTCCGTAATATGGTGTACGAGATGAATCAAAGAAATTGGCAAACTCGTCGGTTGGAACAGTTTTGTTCAGATATTTCTTTCTTAAATTAAAAGTCTGCTTTGAGTTGCCTCGACCTATTATGTTTCTACTATTTAGTTTTGGATTCTTTGCCATAGTTGATTAGTATCCCTGGAGGATTGACCCGCCCCTTCCGGTTCCGGCGGTTTTGGTGGGGT